AGCGAAGTTGTCCCATGCCATCTGCTCTTCCGCGTTTCTTGGTACGTACGCTCCAGTGGTCGGATTCACTTGGCCGCCACGTCCACCCATGAGGTCTCTGCCTAATTTTGCCTTCATATCGGCAAGGTCTCGCTGCGCCTTGTAGCAGGCATCATTATGTACGACCGTTCCGTCGGCCATCACTGTTTGGCACTCGCCAAAGAGCCCTGACATTATGTCCCTATAAGAGATCCTCATGGCTACTTTCGTCTATACAGGTCCAGCATCTGCCTTAGATACTCCATAAGCTGCCGTGTCTGGTCCATGTCTTCATTGCCAGTGAATAGCTTCTGTGCCGCCCCACGAATAAGCCCTGCCTCGCGGGGGTCATCCGTGTGAAATTCGCGGGAAATGCATGGGGGCCTTCTACTTTTACTCCGTAAGAGGTTGACATACCACTTCCATAGTTGACGTTTACTCTGCCCTTCGTCTGCATAGCGTAGAGGTCTGGTTGTGTCTCGAACCCACCGAGCAGCACCTTTGTCTGCGTCGGGCGCTGTTCCTTTAACCACATCCAGTTATTAAGGGCGATTCGCTCGGCCTCGTTCCTGGGTGCGTATTGTCCTGTGAAAGGGCTTATTTGCCCCTTGCCCTCGCTCATCGTTTTTAACATCCGACCAAACGTGCCTAAAGATCGCTCTTGCTGTATCCTTCTTTGCTCTTCTCTCTCTATATGCTCCTGTGTTCGCCGTACACACTCTGGGTCTGGCTTGTCACCCATGAACATACAGTGGTCGAAAAGGTGCGACATTATTTCGTCGTATGACGTTGAGTACGTACCGCCAACCCAGGGCATCAGCCGTCTCCCTCACCGCTAATTATACGCCATGCCAACTGCGAACTTAGTGCTTCGCGCGGTGGAACGTCAACAACCTCCCTCTGCTTGCCTCTCCCAGAGACAAGAATGAACCTAGCCCACGGGATTGCCGAGGCTGCAGCCTTGAGCTTTACAATCGCATCCTCTCGCGCGTACCCGCCCTTGCACTCGATGAACTGGATTTCTACATGCCCGTCTTTTCGGACCAGTGCGCAGAAGTCAGGCTTGTAAGTACATGAGGCACCGAGAGAAATCGTGAACGGTTCGTAACTCCACCAGAGGACCTCACCAGACCTCTTGAGAGCCTCAAGCTCAAGGGCGATGTCTTGTTCAATCTTGCTTGCGTAACTTGTCGTTGTCCGTATCATCCGCCGTCTACGGCGCATAATTTATGATAACACCGTGAGGCGCGACGCTGTCATCTCGAACCTGCAAAAGCTGGTGGATAGGACCCATGCCGCGAAGGATGGATACGTTCCCGTGTCGGCTGTGGGGAAATATCTTGGCCTTCATCACCACAAGGTCGTTTCGCTGGCGAAGGGCATGGGCCTTCAGGTCCACTATGTGGATAGGCACAAATCCTACACGGGACAAAAGCAGCGGCATGCTTTTCTGCGATACGATGATGCGCTCGCGCTCATTGCAAATCTCTCCTCAGAGAGCAAGCCGAGCTTGACAAACCCTGACCCGTGGACTATATTGAGTATCCGGTGGGGAAAGTGAAAGGAGAGAACAATGGTGGAAACGCTAACCGTAATATCGGCCTTAGCTTTGGCTCTCATTGGAATCATCGGGGCGTACATCTTCTTTAAGGCTGACGTTGAGCGGCTGCACTGCTCAAGCTGCGGGGAACCGCTGAAGTCTAGCGGCCACGCTGTGTTTGATTTGGATAACTGCGCGATAGTATGCGATGAGTGTTGGGGGGTGAAGAAATGACACTTGCACTTGTACTGCTTGCTGGAAACCTTGTCTACGGAGCTGGTGATCTTGCTGAGGTTCCGGCCCAGTTTCTCAATGTTAACTACATTGATAGCATCCGAGCTGGGTGTGGGCAGCAGGCTGAATGCGGGCCTCCATGGACCGTTGAGGTACGGCTGTGGCCTGGCGAGGTTGTGTGCTGGAACGATGGAGCCACACCGAAATGCGCAATTGCCATAGGCCCCCCCTCGAAGGATGCCCTCGTTTTCAGCTTCTACACCACAGGGGTGAAGATTCTGACATGCATGGAACCTGGGATCAGGCAGCTAAGGCTCGAATGGGAATCTCTTGGAAAGCGTCAAGCAATGCTCTACTGCCTGCTTACCGAGCATCTCCCAGACTATCTTCTCTGCCTACAACAAAGCAGAACTCCTCAGCCATTTCCGCTAAACGGCTGGTGTGCGCTATCATATAGGCAGTAGGGAGGTACTATGGCCAAAAAAAGAGGGAAGCGAGCGGGTACCATGGGTGACGGGATGGTATTTGAATCGCTCGCTGAAGCTGCGAGGGTTGCTCGACGTATCAGAGAGACAAATCACGGAGCAAGAGTTCAAATTCTTGCCCTTAGGAGTGAGGATGGTAAGGGAAGATTCCAAGTTGTTTCAAGCACTGGAGAGCGTGGGAAGCGAGATTCTTCCTAAGAAAGAGGACAAGACAGCGCAGGTCGTCTCCACGGCGGCTTTAAGGATGGTTCAGCACGGGGAGGACCCCGTATCTGCCGTCTCTGCCGCGGCGAATATAGTTGGAGTGCGTGTAAATCCGGAGGAGTTTCTTCTCTACAACATAGCTGAGATACAGGCACAGGCAATTTCGCTTGTCCAGGAGAGGATGAGGCAAGTTAAGCTTCTCCTCTCAGCAAAGCTTGCGGAGGCGCTTGGTGAGCTTGGGCGTTCTGGGGCTGTTCAAGAGGCATTCGGTGAGCTTTTGGACGCGCTACGTTCTTCTGATGAGAAGGTACGAGAACGTGCAGCGAAAGAAATTCGTGAAATCGCTGCAAAATTTGCAACAGTTGAACGTGAGCAGCAACAGCAGGCCAAGAGGATAACTGTACACCTTGAGGAGTAGATGCCCAGAGTGCGGCTTTGACCACGATGAGCTGCGGGCCCGTATACGCAGCTCCCTCTGGGACTGCGTAACGACCGTCTGCGGTTTCAACTCAAAAAACTTCAAGACACCCCCATCAAGAAGGCTACACAAGCGGGTACTAGATTGGCTACAGGAGAGGATAGAAGCTCCAGGAAAGCATAAGCGCCTCCTGCTTATGCTCCCCCGCGGGCACCTTAAGACTTCTGTTGTTACCGTCGGGCTTTCTACATGGCTCGTTCTCCGAGACCGAAACACACGCGGATTCATCATGCACAAGCTCCCCGAGGAAGCCAAGGGATTCTTGGCTTATGTGAAGAAGATTCTTCGCTCAGAACTCGTACTACACCTCTTCCCAGACATCATCCCCGAGCAGGACCCAGCGAGAATTGGGCTGCGTTGGAAGGATGAGGAGATTGAGGTTCTGCGAGACCGCTACCACCACAACGCAACGCTTGAAACGAAAGGCTTGCGCTCAACCATGGAGGGGACTCACCCCCTGTGGGCCATCGCCGACGACCTGGTGGATAGGGAGGTCTCACGGTCCCCAGTACTGACATCGCGTGCCATAGAGTTTAGGAGGAACATCGGGCAGATTCTTGAGCCGGATGAGGGAAGTTTCTTCCTGGTTGTGGGCACAGCATGGCCTGGTGGGTTCTACGAAGAGCTCATGGACGACCCAGTCTACGAAAAGCTGGTACTCGGGTGCTACCAGGATGAGCGTAGCGCACGCCTTGGGCTTACAGATTATGGTGAGCCGATCTGGCCGGAGCGGTACTCAAAAGAAGACCTCGAAGCGCTCCGCATAGAGATGACCGACTATGTCTTTGCACACCAATACCTTAACCAGTTTACGAGTAAAACCTCGGGATTCGACACTGGGGATTTTAGGTACTACGACTGGGATGCTTCGACCCGCGAGCTTAGATTTTCGCTTGATGGAGGAAAGTCATTCCAGACGCTTTCGCTTGCTGACGCCGATGCAATCGTAACAACGATAGACCCAGCCACTGGGGCTGGGGACGATGAGACTGCGATTGTGACAACGGCTGCCTTTCTCAAGAATCATGGGCTTCTAGCCGTCCTGGACGTGTGGCATGGGCGCGTAAACCCAGAAAGACAGCTCGAAGAGCTTTACAGGATGATAAAGAAGTGGAGTCCGAATAGGGTCGCAGCTGAGCGTGGCTTGTGGGCCATGCTCGACCCGTTCTGGAAGAGAATGTGCGCTGAGCGTGGGATACGGATTCGGGTTGAGGAAATATCTCACGGTTTGCGCGCAAAGACGGACAGAATTTGGCAGCTGCAGCCGTGGGTGGCCAATCACCGCCTCCTCATCCAGCGCAATATGAACGTGATAGTGGACCAATTTGCACGTTACTCACCGACCGCGCGAAAAAACCAGGACGACGTGATTGACTGCCTGGCCTATGTGCTGGATGTTCTTGATGACATCATCCGGCGTTATTCACCGCTTCGCCTGCCTCAGATAAAGATTTCTGACGGGTATACGGACGACGAAGAGGTTGATGAAGAAATTAAGCGGGCACCGCGAAGGAAAAGCGGTGGTTCGTGGAGAATCTCTGGAAGGAGTAAAATGAGTAGTGGCTGGAGGATTATGTGAGGTTCCAGTCGCTCAATGAATTGCTTATGGCCTTAAAGGGGAAGGTAGGGACGGTTGTCCTTATTGCGCACCCAGATGGGACGTACACGGCCTCCGTGAAGCAAGTGGTGAAGAGCAAGGAAATAACAGAAGACATGCGAGCTGCAGCAGAGTCGTTGCTTAAGGCTCTTGGTGGGGTTGCTGTGACTTTGATAGCTCGCAATGATGGAGGTAAAGTGGTTCTGGACAGGATTGAGGCACTCAAGCGCCTATGATGGACTGGAAAGAGCTTTTCGAGCTGGCAAAGACGGCAAGGGCTCGGTTAGTTGACACCTGGGACCGCGCCGCAAAGCTCTATGACGGGGAGCTTTCACGTCCAGGAAAGCATGACGAGTGGCAGCCTGATGTAGAAATCCCGATTGCCTGGGAGAGAGCTGTTGCTCAATCTTCGAGAATAGTCAACGTAATTGTTGCCCAGGACCCTCCATTTGTTGCTACTCCTAAGGTCGGTTCTGAGCTCGGAAATTCCGTAGAGGTTGCTCGGGCAATAGAGAAGTACCTACAGTGGAAGATTCGCACCTGGAAGGAAGCCACGAGAACAGATTGGCCGTCATGGCTCAATGAACTTGTACGGCACCTGCATGTATACAGGATGGCTGTTCTTCATATTTACTCCCGCACCGAGCTCGCCCCAATCTTCAAACGGAGGACTATCACGGAAGAGGTTGAGCTCCCAGCCTCTCCATTTGGAGATGGGCCAGAGAGAGTGATGGTGACGCGGGAGGTTCTTACACAAGAACTTGGACCTGTTCCGAAGGGCGCGAGGGTTGAACTTGTAGACCCGCGTGACTTCTTCTGGTACCCGCTTTTTGTGGACAGTATTACAGATTGCTCATTTGTAGCGCGGCGTCACTACATGACACCATGGGAGCTTGAGAGGGTAGCCAGGACTGGTTTTTTTGACCCCGAGGCCGTGCGCAAGGTTCTGGAAAGAGAGCCAGAGCGACAGCTTGGTGACGAAATCGAGCGCATTGACGAACCCCGCAGGGGATTCTACGAGGTTCTTGAGGCTTACTACTGGGAGCAGACCGAAGCAGGCTGGGAAGAGGTTGTATCTTTTGTTGAGGTCTCTTCCGAAACGATTCTACGGAAAGAGCCAAACTCATTTGTGGAGTTCAGAATCCCGTTCGTTGTTATCCCGTATGAGTGGAGAAGCGGGAGCTTTATCGGGCCGTCATTCGTTGAGCGAATAAGCGGAATCCATGCGGCCATTAACGCTGCGGTAAACCTAGACCTTGAAAGCTCAATTCTGGCAAACAGCATGCCAGTGGCCACGGATGACGACGATGTTGCCGATGAGCTATCCGACAGGACGCTGAGGCCGGGGCAAGTTTTGAGAACCACTCGCCCACCACGCGAAGCAATTATGCCCATTAACTTCCCTGGGCCGAACGGGCAGCTTGGGGTTTTGCGCTCCTACATGGAGCAGCATGCGGATATGATTTCAGCGTCTTCCCCAGCTATCTTTGGGATCGAGCAGGCACAACGCCCGACCTTCAAGGGTACAGCGGCTTTAATCGAAGAGTCGCGCCAACCACTCTATCGCCTCTTGGAATCAATAAGGACTGGGTTGTCTGAGATGGCTTACCAGCTCATTGCGAGGGACAGGGAGACGTTTGACACGAGAATCCCGTACTTCGCTTACGATGAGGACGGTAGGATTCTAGGGCAGTACCTTTTGGCCATCCCTGATGGCCTTCTTAAGGATTCAGTCTTAATTGAACTCGCAGCAAGCTCCGAGTCGTTCTCTAAGGCTACAAGGCAGGAGGGTTTCATTCAGGCCATCAACCAGGTCAGCAACACCTACCAGGCCATTCTTGGAATGTTGCAACTTGCAACGCAGCAGCCTGGTGTGATATCGTTGGTGGCGGTGAAGGGGGCGAGGGCGCTAGCAACACTGCTTCGGGAAGCCGCGAAGGACTTTGGGATTCCAGGGGCAGAGCTGATAGCACCAGACCCCGTGGAGGATATGAAATATGGTGAGCTCGTTAACCAAGCCTTTCAAGCAGCCCTTAGCACAATCAGTAACCCAGGCGTTCAACCAGGAATGGGACAGCAGGGACAGGGACCTCCTCAAGGAGTTAGCCCGCAAGTTGGCGGGGGCGAAGTCGGCCCAACAGGGCTTTGAGATTGCCGTAGAAGCCGCAAACGAAGCGCTCTCAGTAACACTGAGGCAGCTACACGGTAGTGTAAAAAGCTACGAGGATCACTCCGAGGCGATTTCCCGCGCTGCTGCCAGTTTTATTTCGGTTGCTGGGCTGGCGGCGTTCCTAGAGGCAGTCCTCGCAGAATCGAAAAGGCTGGAGGGATAAATGGTAGACTTCCCGTTCCCGCTTGATGACCAACAGGAACCGGTCCCTGATGAGCTGAAGCCGCAGCCATCTGCTCAACCTAGCGAGCCTCAGGAAACAGGTGGAGAACAGGAGAAGCAGGCGGAAAGCAAGGTCGTCGAAAGTGGCGATGGCATGCAGGGGCAGCCTGGTGAGATTCCACTGGAGCAGTGGAAACGAGCCGTTGACCTGATAATTTCCGAGTCTGGGCAACAACCAGAGTACGTCCCTCCCGAGAGAATCCCCCCTCCGCCGCCTAAGGATTTCGAGAAGTATATTTCGGACCCAGAGTACGCCGCGAACTACGACCAGATGGTAATGCTTTACCAGCACGCGATGCTCCAAGCAATTCGCGAGGAGATGCGTGCCAGCGTTCGGAACGCCATCAACGAGGCAATGCGCGCAACCATTAGGGAGCGCGGGGCTGAGGCTTTCTCTTGGGCAGCCTCTCAGTACCTCGACCTCTTCCAGAGCGAAGAGCAAAAGCAGGTCTTGCAGAGCGCCATTCTAGACGCCAGGCAAGCCGTTAACAGGAATCCCGCCCTTGCTGCTGACAGGGGATTCTGGGCGGCTACCTTCGCCATGGCTGCAGCTCGGGCTGGCATCCCGCTGAGGCAACAGGAGCGCGTAACAACGCAACCAGCGCGTCCGTTTGGTCCTGGAGGGAAACCGGCCCCCCAGGAGCAGTACGTACTTTCCGATGAGGAGCGGAGGCTAGCAGCTCAATTTGGGTTGACTGAGGAAGAGTGGATTAGAAACATGAAGGAGGCTGGGAGGCTATGAGCAGGAATCTTAAGTCCCGTTCGCAAACAGAGCTCGCAGAGATGGCAAAGGCGGTTGGTGAGATGGGGAGCGTCTCTGCGGAGGAAATCCGCCAGATTCTTCGGAGGATTGGTGGGCCTGTCTCGTCGACAATTTCTACGCTCGTTAATCGCATATCCCCAGAGAACGTCGTGCTCTTTGTCGCCGATAGGGAGCTTGGCGTTGCTCTTCAGATTCCAACAACGCGGGTGGCCACCGAGTCTGAGCTCACTCAGATCACTGGTATGTCTCGCTTTGAGCTTGAAGGGTTGAGGTTTAAATTCGACGTTGATGGGCGAGTTAAATTCTTTGACACCACGGTGTGCCTTCGGAATCGTGACATCCATTTTAAGGTGATCAAAGAAAAGGCACGCATTGCCATGGAGCCGTTCTCGAATAAACTTGTTGAAGACGAAATTAGAGAGCGTTATCCCTGGGCTGAAGCAAAAGAGGAACGCGGCGTAACAATCGGCGGTCCGATTAAAGAGTAGTATAATTAAAACAGCCTGGGCCGAGGCGGCAGGGCACATAGGCGTGGCCTGAAGTTGGAGCGCCGAGAATAAGGAGGGAACTATGGCTTTACGGATTGTTCGTGGGCCTGGTGGCGGCGCTCCTGTTGATGCAAAATTTGGAGTGGCCACCGGTGCTTCTTTCGATATTGGTGACCCCGTCGCCCTTGACATCTCTGAGGGCTACAAGGTCAAAAAGTCTGCTGAGTATATCCTTGGGGTCGCGTTAACAAAAGTCGCCTCCGGTTCTCCTACCGAGGCAGAAGTTCAGCTTATCACTCCTGAGACTCTCGTTGAGATCACGGAAAAAATTTCCGGTGCGACGACTCCATTTTCCGTTGGGACTCCTATTGCTGTGACAACCTCGGGCGTGCCCGACCGCGGGGTTCCTCCTGCTGATGCATCGTACTACCTAATCACCCGTGTTACTGTTCGGGAGGTCCCTGGTTCTACAACTAACGAGCGGATTGTCTCGTATTTGGCAATCCCGTTCGGTAACAAGCACGGCTTTAACGGGGCCGTGGCGTAAGGGGAGGTGAGCATGAACTACCAACAGTTTGCAAATGCTGTATCGCTGCAACTCTTCCAACCGCCTTTCCGGCAAAAGGCCTCCCAGAAGCACTGGCCCTGGGACCAGGTATACTCCACTAAGAATTCCACACGTGGGCAGGAGCAGACCTTCGGATTTACTGGGCTCCCTTCTGCGCAAAAGACCCCTATCTATGGTGAGGTCTACTACGCGGATATGGAGGAGCTTGGCGTAACCAAGTGGGTGCACGAGAAATACACTCTCGGTGCCATCCTCCCTGAGGAGCTCATCTCTGACCAGCAATACATTCAGTTCACGCGCGACCTTGGTGGTGCCATTGGTGAGGGCCATGCCTTCGCCCGAGACCTGGCTGCCGCCTACCCCTTCCAGAATGCCTTCACTACGTTCACGGTGTACGATGGTCAACCCCTCTGTGGTACGCACACCCTCAAGAACGGTATGGTGATTGACAACGCCATGACCGGTAGCTCCATCACCTATGCCACGCTGTGGGATGCGGTTCTCTACGGCCAGCTGTCGCTCATGACAGATAAGGGCCTGCCGTTCGTGGCTGAGCCCGTAGCGCTGATCTACAACCCTGTCAATGAGCCTGAGGTGCTTCTGTTGCTCAAAAACGAGTTCCAACCCCACATCGTTGAGCGTGACAAGAACCTGCTCCCCAAGTTGACTCCTGTCCCGTGCCGGTTCTTGCCTAACGGGTACTGGTTTGTCACCTTTGAGGGCTTCAAGGATGACAACTTCCACTGGTCCCGTAAGGAGCCCAGCGTCCGCGAGAGCTATGATTACGACCGCGAGGCAATCAAGTTCACGTCTAGCTCTCGGTTCAGCTTTGGTCCTCGGGACTTTCGGAGGATTGTTGGGAACCCTGGAGTGTAACGATGTCCCGCGTATTCAAGCTCATCAAGTTGGTTGATGGTCCTGGTCCTGTGACCACCCCATGGGTGAGCATTGAAGGTGCTGTCCGCGTTGGTGTGGCGTTCCAGGCGTCCGCCAACGCGGACTTTTATCTTCAAGCGTCGATCCTGGAGGACGGGAACCAGAACAACGGGTATACCTCGCATCTTTTTAGCGCTACCCCTGCTTTCACTGTGAATTACGCCCTCCCGTTTTCTGGGCCTGACAAAGCCCCACCGAGGTGGGTAAGGGTAGACTGCGCCCAGAACGTTGCAAACCTGAAGGTGTGGATTTTCGCCGACTTCGAGGAGGGATAAATGGCTGTCACCTATTTCACTGGACGGTACTCTCTCTTCTCTGGGCCTGCCAATGCTGGGGTGAAGGGGCCGTGGGCTGACCTTAGGAACGCCAAGCAGCTGCGAATTTGGGCTAAGGCATCTTCCCCGACGAGTGTCGTGTTTCGCTACACAATCTTCGGTGAGGATAGGCGCGAAGTTGACTACATTGACACCACCCCGTATTCCATCGGGACTAACTGGACGGAAGTCATGACCACCGAGCTCGACGGGCCTCTTACGTACCTAGCCGTTATTCCGCAGGATACAATCGCAAACCTTGAAATTGTGGCGGCTGGTAGCGCTGTGTAGTTATGACAAAGAGCAGGATAATCCGAGACCTTGCGGAACTCCTTCCGCACGTTCAGGAGCTGGCCAGAAAATGGCTTGAGCTGTGCAATAGAGAAGGAGTCTCGCCTAAGATAGTCGAAACCTACCGGACACCAGAGAGACAAGCTGAGCTCATGAAGGTTGGTGGAGTGACAAAGGCCCTCCCGATGCGTAGCTGGCACCAGTGGAGGAGGGCCTGGGATGCATACCCGATTATCAACGGGGTTGTGCGCTTGCAATACGATGAGATTACGCGCGAAGCGTTCCATGTTATGGGTAGCATTGCGGTTTCTCTTGGGATAGAATGGGGAGGTAACTGGAAGACGCTGAAGGATTACGGGCACTTCCAGGTTACAGATGGGCTTAAGATTGATGACCTCATTGCTATCGAAAAAGAGTGCGGGGAGCACTAGCAAAGGAGGCGTAAGATGGTACGTAAACTTGTCTTGCTTGGCGCGGTTAGCTTTGGACTGGCTGGAACGGCGTCTGCTGGAAAAACGGTCCCAATCCAAGGGTACTGGGTAGTTCCCGAGGAGCAAGTGTGCTACTCGGCGAATCTTCCGCAGCCGGATGCTAAAGGCGTCTATTACAGCAACTTCTGCCCAGACGGCTACAAGGTTGTAGAGGCGCTTAAGCTTTCTGCTAAATCTACGGCTGGCGGGTTCCTGATTAGCGATTCTAAGAAGGAATGCGTTCCTGTATCTTCCAATCCAGGAATCGCGCTGGGTGGGTACCGCTACGGTGAGGTGTGTCCAAAAGGTTACAGCGTTGTCAAACCCGAGGACAGAACGCCTTTCTATATCAAACTCCTCAGTTTGCTGGATAACTGGTTTGGTCTAAAGAATAAACTTTTGTTCTTACCGAACGGGTTGTTCGTTGCGTTCCTCATGTTTCTTGTTGCTCTCATTCGCTTCATTGCCTCTCAACCAATCCTGAAGGGGGTTCTTGACAAGGCAACGAACGGCAAGGGCACGGTGATTCTCACGGCTGCTCTCTCCCTGCTGCTTCAGTTGCAGGACTTCCTCCAGGGTGGGCTAACGGCGTATGAAGCGCTCACGTGGTTCTTCTCGGTGATCGGTGCTATGGGGCTGTGGGAAGTTGTGAAGCGCATCGTTCGTAAGGTCCCGGTTCTCGGAGGGATTTTGTAGTGCCAGAGGTTGGGGTAATCGTCTGGAGCGCCAACGCCGGACTCATCAGCGTCCTAATCTTCATCTTGATTCAGATGGCACGGAGGGACCGGCAGGCGCTGGACGCAAATCTCAACATGCTCAGGGAGGAAATTAGGAGACTCTCCCAAAGCATTGAGGACCTAAAGGATGAGATGGCCTCGGAGCGCGTGCGCACCGAGGCCAGGCTTTCTAAGCTCGAAGAAAGGGTGGCTGGGCGTGTGCAATGAAGCGCTTCCTATTTCTCTTAATCCCATCGTTAGCGTTTGCACAGTGGGATACTAACGCAAAGAAGATTTGGGGGAGACCAATTGCCCCAACCGCTCCGTCGGTTGGGCAGGCTCTAGTCTGGGACGGGACTAAGTGGGTACCGCAGAC